GACCCCCATAGTGAACAAGACGCACTTAGCCCCACTGCATTAGAACATGCTTATGAATGGTATACATCAGGGCCGCGCCAGCGTTTGCAGCCGGGAGGTGCGATTGTAATAATTATGACCCGTTGGGCAGAGAATGATTTAACGGGCAAATTGATAAAGCAGCAGGGTAGAGATATACTGGCAGATAAGTGGGAAGTAGTAGAGTTTCCTGCTTTGATGCCTGAGAGTGATGACCCCCTTTGGCCTGAGTTTTGGAAAAAGGAAGATTTGCTTTCTGTTAAGGGAAGTTTGTCAGTAGGTAAGTGGGAGGCTCAATGGCAGCAGAACCCTACTGGCGATGTTGCTGCTATATTGAAACGTGATTGGTGGCAGGTGTGGCAGAAAGAAGATGTGCCTACTTTAGATTATGTAATGCAGTCTTACGATACAGCGTTTAGTAAGAAGGAGACTGCCGATTACAGTGCGATTACCACATGGGGTGTTTTCCAGCCGGAGGAAGGTGGCCCACCAAACATTATTCTAGTTGATGCAAAGCGTGGTAGATGGGACTTCCCTGATTTGCGGCGGTTAGCTTTAGAGGAATATAATTATTGGGAACCCGAATGTGTGTTGATTGAGGCTAAGGCTAGTGGTATGCCCCTTACTCAAGAGTTACGCAATATGGGTATACCAGTGATGAATTATACGCCGAGCAGAGGTAACGATAAATTCACAAGAGTCAACTCTATTGCGCCATTGTTTGAAAGTGGTTTAGTATGGGCTCCGGATACACGTTGGGCAGAAGAAGTCGTAGAAGAGTGTGCGGCGTTTCCTGCGGGAGAGCACGACGATTACGTTGACACAGTTACCCAAGCCTTACGCAGATTTAGAGAGGGTGGATTTATACAGCACCCTGAAGATTACGAAGAAGATGAAGCTATCCCTGTGCAAAGGATATATTACTGATGGCAACAAACCCGCGCCCGAGTAACATTGACCGTTCTTTAATTCAAGCCCCTGATGATACGTTTAGTGGTGTAGAGGATGACCTGCTTGAGAAAGAAGCAGATTTTTTAGAAATCACAGTCGAGCCGTCTGACGAAGGTGGCGTGGAAGTTGTATTTGGTGATGATAGCCCGATGGGCGAAGAGCCAGATGATTTTTATGGCAATCTGGTAGAATCATTAAGTGATGATACGTTAGCTGATATTGCTAGTTATGTTACCCAAAGTGTAGATGATGATAAGACTAGCCGTGATGAGTGGGTAGAAACTTATACAAACGGTTTAGAATTACTTGGTTTGAAGTATGAGAACCGCACTGAGCCGTTTGATGGTGCTACTGGTGTTATCCACCCCATATTAAATGAAGCTGTAACGCAGTTTCAAGCTGGCGCGTATAAAGAAATGTTGCCCAGTGGTGGACCAGTGCGCGGAAATATCGTAGGAGAATCTAACCCAGAAATAGAAGCACAGGCAAAACGCGTCCAAGATTACATGAATTATCAAATTATGTATGAGATGGAAGAGTATGAGCCAGAGTATGACCAGATGTTGTACTATTTGGGTTTGAGTGGCAGTGCTTTCAAGAAAATTTATCGTGATGATGTGCTTGGTAGGCCGGTTAGTAAGTTTGTACCGGCTGAAGATATTGTTGCACCGTACACGGCAACTGATTTGGCATCAGCAGAACGGGTGACACATATCATTCGAATGTCAAAAAATGAGCTGCGAAAGCTCCAAGTAGGCGGTTTTTACCGTGATTTAGAAATAGATAGCGATAGCACTAGCCAAACTGATGAAGTTCGTGACGCATATGATGAATTATCGGGTCGTGAAGCGGCTGGCGACAGCGAAGAGGTAACTTTGTATGAGTGCCATTGCTATCTAGACCTTGAAGAATACCCAGATGTGGGCGAAGATAATGAAGAAACAGGCATAAAACTGCCTTATATTGCTACAGTGAGCGCAGATAGTGATGAAGTTTTGTCCGTGCGGCGAAATTTTGCTCAAGATGACAAAATGAAGAAGAAAATACCTCATTTTGTTCAATATAAGTTCACTCCAGGACTTGGTTTTTACGGTTTTGGCTTAATCCACTTGCTCGGAAACCTGAGTAGAACAGCTACGGCTAATTTACGACAGCTTATTGACTCTGGAACGCTGAGTAATATGCCAGCAGGGTTTAAAGCTCGCGGTTTGCGGATTGCCGATGAACAAATGCCTCTCCATCCGGGAGAATTTAGGGATATTGACATTCCTGGAGGTGATATTCGCTCAAGTTTGATGGCTTTGCCGTATAAAGAGCCTTCTGGCACGTTATTTCAGCTTATGGGTTTTGTGATTGAGTCTGCTCAGCGATTTATTGGCACTACAGATATTGGTGTTGGTGATGGCAGACAAGAAATGCCGGTAGGTACTACCATTGCGCTACTAGAGCGTGGCGCAAAAATCATAAGTGCAGTGCATAAAAGGTTGCATACGAGCCTGAAACAAGAATTAAAGATGCTTGCGCGGCTTTTTGCCGAAGATCCTACCCCATATCCGTACGAAGTGCGCCCTGATGTGCAGATAAAAGCCAGTGATTTTGATGCGCGGGTAGATATTATTCCAGTAAGTGACCCAAACATCTTTAGTATGTCACAAAGGGTGGTTTTGGCACAAGAACAGCTCAAGTTAGCTACCGCAGCACCTGAGATGCACAATTTGCGTGAGGCGTACCGCCGAGTATACGAAGCGTTAGGCGTAGATAATGTTGAGCAGGTGCTTAAACCAGAGCCACAACCACAGCCGATGGACCCTGCTGCCGAAAACCAGTTTGCTAGTCAGGCGGCTGGTGGGCAAGGCAAGATGAAAGCGTTCCCTGACCAAGATCATGACGCCCACATTGCTGTGCATCTAGCTTACATGAAGTCTCGGGTAGCGCAAATGCAGCCTCCGATAATGTTGACACTAGAAAAACATATTTACGAGCACATCGGTATGAAGGCGCAGGTTGCTCACCAGCAACAGATGGCTTCTAACCCACAAATGCAACAGCAGCCACCTGAGGCACAAGCGGCAGCTATTGCACAAATCCAAGCGCAGCTTATGGCAGAGTTCCAGCAACAGCAGCCACCACAGCCGCAGAGTGACCCGCTGGTTGAGATTAAGAAGCAAGAGTTGGCGTTGCGCGAGCGTGAGATGCAAATGGACAACCAGACTGACCAACAAAAACTTCAGCTTGATGCACAAGCTCGCCAAGAAAATTCTGACATTGCCCGTGAGCGTATAGCTTCTACAGAGGATATTGCCAATATGCGAGCGCAGATTGCTCTTCAACGGCAGCAGCAAAACCAAAACAGAGGCCAATAATGGGCAGAAGAGATGGTCCAGGAAGCGCAGGGTTTGGAGCAGAGGCTTCTAGTTATGCTGGGGGTTATGAGCAAGAAGCGTTTGGTAGCCCCCCTGACCCTGCCCCCGCCCCACCACCTAGTCGCGGAGGCACTGGAGTAGGACGGCAAGATGGTCCAGGAAGCCGCACAGAAGGCAACCAGCTAAAAGGTATTGACGCGCTTGTAGAAAAAATCAATCAAGATATTGATGCTGGCGTGAATGTTTTTGCTGATAGTTACACAAACAAAAATGCCAGAGATATTTTGTCGAATGTTTATGGTGATAAACAAGAAACGTTCGGCATAGCCTCACCGAGTGTAGCTGATAAAGCACTCAAAGCGATAGGGTATGATACTTCTAAACCGTTTTTAACGAATGTTTATGATAATGTGGTTCCGGGAAGAAATACCCCATTAGGGATATTAAGTGCTGTACCAACGGTTCTTGGTGCTCCTAAAGCTGCACAATTAGCAGTGACTATTGGCAATCGTCTTGCTGGAAGTTCACAGCCAAAACCAGAGCCAAAAAAACCCACCGTCATGGAACCTTCTGTACCAAAAATCCGTTCCAGTGGGCGTCAAGATTACCAAGGCGCACCAATAATACCTGAGATAAGATTTGAACCAGATACGGTTTCACCGAGTGGTTTTACTAGAATAGCAGCAAGACCAACATCTGTTCCTCCTGATTATGCCGCAGAGACTGATGCAGAGTTTGATGCTCGTATGGATAGGATGTTTGGGGAGCAGTATGAGCGCGATAAAGCAAGAGATCTTAATCGTGCCAAGATAGATAATTATCTGCAGAGTCAATCAGATGTTGGGGTGTTTACTCCACCCACGCAATCAGTTTTTAAAGGTGTTGATGCAAGGCCACTTATTACTATGTTTGGCGACAACCCGATGCCGGAAAGAGTGGGCGATAAGCCTATGGGTGGGTTTGCTGACCCGCTTACCGACAAAACTTTATTTGATCTTTACAATGAGCGGATGCTGCGTTCGCAACCACCCAAAATAGGTATCTAAGGAGACTAAAATGTCAGAACGAGTAGCACAACTTAAAGACCAGCTTAATGATGCCATTGCCGCTGGCGATGATGATAAGGTAAAAGAAATAGAACAAATGATGTTCCTCGAGTTTGGCTATGATTCCAAAACTGGTAGGAAAAAGAAGGCAGGAGGTGGCCGAATGAAAATGCAAAAAGGTGGGTTTCCTGACCTTACAGGCGATGGCAAAGTTACTCGGGCAGATATCCTTAAAGGTAGGGGCGTCAAGCTCGCCTCAGGCGGCGAAGCTGTCATGGATGCTACCAGCAACCGAGCTACAAATGCTGGCATCTCACGGGGAGGGAGAAGCGCATTACGGGGGACTAAGTTCAGAGGTGTTAGGTGATAACTGTTGAACAGTTCCTAAAGTGGAAGGTTCTGCCACGTTTTATGATGTTGGTAAGCACCGCTATGTCTTGGCGGTGTGCTGAATGGTTTATGTCTTTACCACAGCCGACAGCCGCGCAATCTGCG